TTGTAACGGTTGGCGGCCTGTGTCTGGCGTCCTCTTTTATAAGAGAACCGCGCAGGTCTTATCTCATATTATATTAAGGAATTAATCGTTTATTATTAATCTTAATATATTTTATCTTTTTCCTTTAATCACCTTCTACGGTGACTGCAGGAAGCAGTATAAAAACTATAAAATAAATCTATGAAAACTCTTAAAAATATTAAAATTAATATCTCTAGGATCTTCGATAGACCTAATGTTATAGTTAGAGAAAGACTGATACGTCTAGAAGGAGATTTCTCTCTTTCTAGCTTAATGAATACTATTGGTTGAAAATTTGTAATTTTATCAATAGGAAACATTAAGAAAGCCACTGCCCGTATAAGATTATACCATAAATTCTGTACTTATCTTTTAGTTTTAAATAAAAGACATGGTACTGAATTCGTGGTGAAGTATCTTAAAGCTTGTAATTTGGCTGTTTCTAAGTTCTTGGCAGGTCAACCTCTAGTTTCACTTCGTGAATTAGAGCCAGACCTACCGTTGCCTAGACTATCTAAATCAGGATTACCTGCAATTATTGGTACTAGAGATCGTAGATCTTTAGCTGCCAATTCTCACAGAGTAATCAGATTATGGTTAACATTATTTAGTCTTTATAGGGTTATTATTATACCTGCTAAAGCTAAGTTAAACACGATCACTGATTCTTTCACAGGTGATACAGCAGAAGTAAAATATATGATAGACTGATTTCAGCATAATGCTGCGACCGTCTTATCAGGTTTTATTCCTACACGTATTAACTTGCAAGATAGTTTTTCAATATCTGAGAGATCTTCACCTTCCAATTCAAAATCTTGAATGGGACTGTTGACGGATCTTTCTTTATTGAAAAGTCAACCAAAGTTGTTAGACTCTTTTGTTTATTTAATGAAGAAAACATGTAAAACAGAATTATTTTTAATAGTATTGGATCTATTAAAATTAGTTCCTGGTGTACATTCTCCTCATTTTCTGAACATGCCTATGAAAGATTTATTTAAGGATCACTTTTCTTCCAGTGATTTTAAAGATAAATCTCTTATTGGGCTTGGTCAGCTTAAACAGAAAGTCGAACCAGCTGGAAAAATGAGAACTTTTGCCATGGTAGATAGCTGAACACAAACAGTATTATTACCTCTTCATAACTACATTACTGGTATGCTTAATAACATACCTAATGATGGTACAAAGAGTCATAATAATGCTTTTGATCGTGCCCGTGAGCGTGCCCAAGAATTTGGTTGCGCTTACGGTTATGATCTTTCAGCTGCTACAGATAGACTACCTATATCTTTACAAGAAGCGATTTTAACATCACTTTTTGATAAGGTTTTCAGTAGTCACTGAGCTAATTTACTTGTTGGTCGATCTTACTTTTTATTTAATAAAGATGGATCAATCAATAAGTTTAATTATTCAGTTGGACAGCCTATGGGAGCTAGATCTTCTTTTGCAATGCTTGGATTAACACATCATATGTTAGTTCAATTCGCATCGTTAAGAATATCTGGTTCGACAGAAAGTATCTGAGAAACTCGCTATGAAATTGTCGGAGATGATATTATCATCTTTAACAAAGAACTAGCAGAAGCTTACTTAGATATTATGTCCTCTATAGGTGTCCCTATCAACATGTCAAAATCTGTTGTCGCTGTCAATAAACCTGTAGTAGAATTTGTGAAACGTGTTTCCGTTAATGGAATCGATGTTTCACCTTTTTCTTGAAAACAGTTTATTACAGAAAATTTCTATTTAGGACGTATAAATACTACTATAGCTTTGTTTAATAAAGATATTTCTTTAGCTAAACATGCTATGGCTGTATTCCATACGGTTCTTAAAGAGAAAATTTTCGACAGTCGACCTCAGAAAGATGTATTACCTCATATATCTCTTTTCTTAACATACGCTATGAAAATAGGTATGACTAGTCAAGAAATTATGAGAATCTTGTTCTTAGGAAAACCTTCTATTAGTGATAAATGTTTTAGATGAGAAAAATTCAGTTTTAATACTTATTTTTCTAACATTAAAAACATGATCATTAATAAGGTTTCTCCTGTTGACCTAAAGTACCATCCGGACTTCAATATTATCGAAGCGTATATGCAATCTATTTTAGCGAGAAAATCACTAAAAATTATGAAAACATATAATGCTTATAAAATTGAACACCTTCAAGAAATGATTATAGTTGAAATAATGCGAGATCTTCATGTAAATGAAGAGATCGGATCGTCAATTTTTTCAATTCTTAAAGTATGGATGGAATTACAGGATCCGATATTTGGAGAGAAAGGTTACCCTTGATACCCAAATAAAGGCGATGACTTCAGAATTGAAAACCCTGAAGAATATGATTCTGATTTTATCATTCACTTAAAAGCAAAACTTTTAGGTGAGTATGAAACTAGATATCATAGTTGATTCAACTACTTAACATTAGAAAAGTTTGTTGAAAATCCTGTAATGGCCTCTGAACAATTCTTAAAAGAAGCTCAAGGAAAGATTTCTTTCTTAGAGCTCCCAAATAGGATTGCTACAGTTGAAAAACAAGTGATATCTGACCCACAAGATCATGCTTTACTCGGTAATCTATATCATATTTTTGATAAGATCCAAAGTGAAAGAGGTGATTCTGTAAGGTTAGATTATCCTGATACACCTAGTGAAAAAGTATTCTTTCCAAAAGTACAAAAACTTTTAGGTTGAATATAATAATAAGATAGATTTCTTTTTCTATGTTATTATTCGCTAGTCATCTAATACGGTAGTGGTTAAGTCTTATAGACTTTAACTATACCTAGCTTAGAAGATTCGCGTGCGGTTGTCAGGAGGGTAGGCTAAACTCAGGTCACGTATTTATACGTTACTGATTAACTTACGACCTTCCTGCGCATATGAAAAACTATGCAAAGAG